CGCGATTTTATCGCAAAGGTGCTTCATACCAGCACAACGCAGATCGGACGATATGACACCATCATTCGCCATTTGTCCCCGGAATTCACGGAGGAACTGAAAGCGGACCGCATCAACCTTTCGACCGCCTATGAATTGGCGGGCCTGCCTGTGGAGAACCAGAACGCCGCCTTTAAGGAATATCACCTGACCGGGGCAATTTCCATCAAGGCCGCGCGGGAATGGAAACGTCCTGCCCCGCCTGCACCGCCCGCAGAGAACACCGCCACACCTACGCAGGCAGAACGCCCGCAGAAAGAGCGGGAACCCGTAGTCGAGCGGGACAAAGTGCCGGACACGCAGGCCACGCCGCCGTATAGCGCCGCTGTGGAGCGGGACACCGCAGACGGGACGCAGGACACGAAGCCGACCGAAAGCACCCAGCAGAGCGCACCACGCCGCCCGCAGGCTACCAGAAGTAGCGAATGCGGGATTTGCCCGTATTGCGGGGCGAAGTTTGACGCGGCAAAAGTTATCGAATACAGCATTCGCGGCGCGGCGGAGGGAAAGCCGCACACCTGCCAACATTGCGGACAGCGGGTGAAAATCTTTTGTTCGGTTTCTTATTTCTGTTCCCCGGCGGAAGAGTGAGGGGCGCAGATGGACGAATACAAGACCGATTATCTGGAAGCTGCGGCGGAGGAAGCAGAGCGTTTCCGTGAAGCCGCGATGATACTTGCGGAGCGGGCGGGCATATCAGCGGAAGAAGCCATATACCGCATTCAAGAAGCTGTGCAGGTCATACGGGACGAAATCACGTCCATTGCGGACACGCTGACAAGCGCAGTTGAAAAATTCATCACGCAAGTTGAAGAAGCCGTAGCGCAGGCAGAGCCGAAGCACCGCCACAGAAAACGGCAGAGAGAGCGGGCCGCGCTGATTGAACGGCGGTACATGGTACAAATCAGGCATTACGAGCGGGCGCACCCTTTCCGCAGGGTATATAAGCCGCCTTGATAGAGCAGGAACAGGAGGAAACGGAGCAATGAAGCAAGAAAGAGTTATTGCTATTCTGGATTTTTACCGGGATATAGATAAAACAGTCACCATGAACGAGCGGGTTATTCGGAACCTTGAAGATCAATACTATTCCACGTTGGGCGCGGTGAATTCCGACGGTATGCCACACGGGAAAGGCGGGGTTTCAAACCCTGTCGAACGCGTCGTGCTGAATATCCCGCAATCCGTTTCCGACACTATCGCAAATATGCGCCGGGAAAACGAAAAGCTGACCGCAATAAAGGGTGAAATTCTTTCGGAGTTGAACGCCCTGAACTACCGCGAAAAAGCGGTGATTTACGGCTTCTACATAGACGGGCTTCAATGGGAACGTCTTTCGCAACGCGTAAATTACAGCCCGCGGCAATGCCGGAATATCCGAAACATTGCGTTGGAAAGATTAGCAAAGCGCTTTGAGCAGAACAAGCGGATTTCCCACTACGTTTTCCCGGAAAAATAAGATTGCCACCTATTGCCCGTTTTTCCTGCTATAATTGACATTGTGAAAAGTGAACACAACGATACGGGCGGCGCATTCCTCCACGCCGCCGGGAGCCTGAAAACGGACCATGTTTTGAACATGGCCCGTTTTTTACGCACTTCCGCGGCAACGCCCGGAACGAAAAATGAAAAACAAACGAAAGGGGGCGCGGCGGACGCATGGCGAGAGAGCGAAACCCGGAACGTGACAAAGCCCGGCGGATATGGCTTGATTCCGGCGGCACGCTGACGGCCCGACAGGTTGCGGAGCAAGTCGGCGTAAAGCCTGAACAGGTCCGCAAATGGAAAAGCCTTGATAGCTGGGCGGCGGAACTTGAAGCGCAGAAACCACCGCGGAAGCGCGGCGGACAACCCGGCAATAAGAACGCCGCAGGTGCAGGCGCTCCACACGGGAACCGAAACGCGGAAACCCACGGCGCATATTCAACGGTTCGCCTTGCGGACCTCCCGGACGAACAGCGCGAATACATCGAAAGTATCACGCTTGACACGGGAACAAATATGCTTTCTGAATTGCAACTTCTGATTGCAAAGGAAGCCGACCTGCAAAGCAAGATTGCAAAGATAGAGAACGGCGACCCGGACGCGCTGTATATTGACCGCGTTGTTGAAATGCGTGCGCCAAAGAGTACGGAGCGTTTGGAGCAACAGCAAGAGAAATTGGAAACCCTGCGCCGTAAGCGTGATGACCTGACGTGGGAGATTGACAGCGGCCCGGATGGTAAGCCGCCGTCAAAGGCAAAGCAAAAGCAACTGGACGCATTACAACGCGAAATAGCCGCGCTGGAAGATACCACGGCAGACCGTCAAATGGAGTTGGAGAAATCCAGTTACAAAGTCAATATGCAAACAGTCATCAAGGCAAGCGCGTTTGATCGCGCTATGAAACTGGAAGCCGAACTGAACAAGATACACGGGCGTATCATCAAGCTACTTGATTCTATCAAGGGTTATGAGATGGAAAGCCGCCGCCTGCGCCTTGAAGAGCGCAAATATAATCTTGCGAAGCAAAAACTATCAGGAGCGTTCGACGTTGACCCTGAAACGGGCGAAATCATCGACGAAGTGGACGACCCGTGCGGCGACCCGGAAATTTGAAATAGGTTCTTTCGGCGGAGCCTACGGCCTGCGGGTCCGCGACGCCCGGCGTTTTTTTAGCCACGAAATTTTTTTGAACGCTTCCGGGCCGTGCCGATTTTTTCAGTATGGGGGTGTTTTTTCGAGAAATAAGGGCTTGGGAGGGGTGAAAAACCGTGAAACTTTACGACGTGCGGGCGATTGCCCGGTTTCTGGACGTGTCAGAACGGCGTGTCCGGCAGTTGCGCG